TGCACCAGAAGATCGGCGAATACTAACCGCAGATGGATCACCACCCAAATCTTCTAATAAGCCACCAAATATAATACTATGCATTAGATTCCAAAAAAGGGGACTCTCGTCCCCGAAGTTTTAGTTGTACTTAAATCCTTCAATGTCTGGAATATCATCACGGTACTCATGGTAATAATCCCAACATAGTTTTCTACTATCGAACTCACCATCAATAACAGCTTGCTTACAATAAGCATTTATTTTTTCGTTACCCGGTTCGAATATGAACACAGTTATAATTACTAATACTGCTAATGCAATATCCATATTGTTAACATCTCCTTATAAAAAAAGGAGGGAAGAGTTTCCCCTCCCCTCCGAAAGCATCACACTAGAGATTAGTCTTCAGCGAGTTTTGAAAAGTATGACATAGCATCGTCATCATCCGTACTAGAAGATACCGTTACTGTGGAATCGACTGGCTTATTCTTAGACACAAAGATATCATCTTCTACGTCTCCCGTTTGAGCCGAGGCTGCAGCCGGGACAGATTTACCACCGAGTACCATAGTAAGTTTGGTCTTCAGTTCGTCATATGACTTGAAGTTCTTTGGATCTACCATTTCTGCTAGAGAGTGTTGCTGTTTCCAAATTGCTTCAATCGCTTCATCACCTTCTGCGACTGCTACTGGCGTTTGTTCAAACTCTGACTTGTCGTAGTTGCGATAACCTTCAACTTGACGAATCTTGAGTTTAAAGTTTACACCGTCCCAGAAATCAAAAGGATTTAGAGGAGTCTCATCCTGAAACTCTGGCTTCATTGCTTCCATAATCTTATCAAAGATTTTCTTACCAAACTTGTACATGAAAACTTTACCTTCATTTTCAGGTGCAGATGGATCTTGGACAACCATTATGTTGGCGTAATAAGCAAGCCTACGTTTTTGCTTCCGCGCAATCTCTTTGCTTGCATCAGAACCACTGTTCCACAATTCGCTGTTCAGTTCAGACACAGGATCTTGCTGTTGAAGAGTGGTTAGTGAGTTTTCAATGTACCACTTTCCAGTGGGTCCTTGAAAGCCGTGATTCCACATGCGTACCCAAGGCAAATCTTCTCCTTGAGGGGCTGGAAGGAATCGAATAACAGCGTAGCCATTACCCGCAGTATCGACAGTGGGCTTCCAAATATTACCATCGTCTTTATTAGAATGGTTAGTATTTGTGTTCATCTTCTCTACTTCTTTCATTAGAGAGTCAAAGTTACCACGTGCAGATCGTAGGTCAGAAAGGTTGCTAAAAGACATATTTATTTCTCCGTATATGCGTTATATTGGGTTTTATTGCGATGTATTTGCGAAGTATGGTTTGTATTTGTATCATAATAAAAGTCATCTTCATCATACAAGTAATCATTATATAGTATGTGCTTGTACTTGTCAAGTGGTGTTTTTAATTCACTATCAACTTTCCTAACACGGCGCTCATCACTCACATTTCTATGACTGCGCTTTTTCTTGCTCATTAGAACTCTACATCCTTATTTATAATGGTTTCAAGAGGTGTTATAACGGACTTCATCTTGTCTGTTATTCTTATAAACGGTCGATACTTCTTAATGATCAAACATAGATCATCCATAAAAATATCTTCCGAGTTAGAATCTGCATAGTTGAAACTTTTATCAAGTATCACTAATGATTCTATAGTAACTATATTAGCAAAATAAAGTCTGAATGTCAAGGGGTGTTGAGAGTTTTTTGCATAAAAAGGATTAGATATCTCATGCTTCTCCATCTCCAGTAGTATCTTATCTACGTCTTGTTCAAAGATGTACTCTCTCTTAGTCTTCCTTTGAAGCCAGGCTTTATATCGCTTGCCAGCTTCAGCATCAAACAGTCCACCCCATTTCTCACCAGACACAAAGTTAGCTACAAGAAAGTCTATCATCTCAGCCCGCTTGTAATCTCTAGCCAATTTACGAATCGATATTAAGTCTCTTCTTTTCAGAAAGGTTTCTCTCTTCACTTTAACAGCACCTTTTGTTTTGGTGATGTCATAATCTTTCTTGGTGAAATGTAGTTTCAGAGCAAGATACAATTTGTAAAGTTCAAACGGATCGATCATATGGGTAGCTTGCCGCCTTTGGTGCCTTTCAGCATATTGAGCCCTTCAGCTTCATTCTTTATTTTATCTTTCAATGATACTGACAGTAGTTTCTTAACACTTTCAATTTCAATGTCTCGACTCTCACAGTAATCAACGACAGCATCGATATAGCTATTGGTTACATTAGCCATCTTCTCAATGTGTTGTGAAAAATCATTTGATGTTCTGAACTCTTTTGTTATCAGAGATACGTCCGACATTGTAGGCTTGTCGGTTATTACATTATCAACTACTTTGTGCATCTAGTTTATATCCTTTTGGGTTTCGAGGTACTCTAACGACTCGTTGAAGTCTTGCTTCCATGATGTAATATATTGTATAACATCAAACGTACATGGTGAATAGGGTGTCTTGCACAAAGTGTCTTCTGCTTCCCCACTACGATTAAACTCATGTATGAATTTTTGATCAAATGCGGTAGCTACTTCCATTATAGAATGTGGTGAGCCTGTCCCCAGATGAGCGTGTTTTGGTTTTCTTTCAGTATTAAGTAATATGATAATGCCATCAATAACATCGTCAACGTGGGTAAAGTCTCTCGTCTTTCTTCCACTGCCAAATATTCTCAATGGTTCTCCTGCAACGACTGCTTTCTTGAAACAGCGAATAACAGTACTGTGTTCTCCATAGTCTGCTTCTCTTGGTCCGTAGACATTGTAGAAGTACATCAGATTATATTTTAAATTGTATATCTTCTCGTACATCTGTAGGATATCTTCACTGGCAGACTTACCCAGTGTGTACGGGTTAGATAGTTTGTCTGAGTATATTCTACTAGAAGATGTCGCAAAATACAAGCGACAATTTAACTTTCTTGCCCAGTCTGCAACATGTATTGTTGGATCAATGTTATTACGCAATGCTAAAATAGGTTGTTCTAGTGCTAATCGAATTCTAGGAGTGTTTGCTAGATGTACAATAGCATCAAAGTCTCCTTCTGGGAGAATTGCATCACACACATCTTTCTTGATATACATCACATTAGGACTTTTACAGATCCATTTACCAGATCGCATGTCATCTATTACTAGAATATTGTGACCCATAATCAATAGAGTCTCGACAAGATGTGAACCAATAAATCCACATCCGCCGGTGACTATAATATTCAAGAACTACTCACTGTAAAAAACATGATCATCAATACTCGTTGTCTTATTATAAGCTATTGCCCAATATGGCTCAACGTAATCCGCATGGTAGTAAACAGCACCACCAGTATTATCTGTATGGTTATCCATCAACACTTCAAATGCTAATTCCAGAAGACGGAGATACTCATCTTCATTATGTACTTTGTCAGATTTACCATCACAATACCAACTAAACTGACAACGGTGTCTAATGGGTACTAACTTGTTCTTATGTTCTTTCCACCATTCTGAATGTTTTGCTTGATATACAACATCACAAATATCATTTGGAAAGTTGCTACTTCTTACTCTATTCAATGTGACAAAAGCAACTGCTATCTGACCGGCTTCTGATTCACCTCTAGCTTCAAAGTAAATATTAGTAGCTAGGCAATGTGCATCTGACATAGTACTTTCGACAATACTATTATAATCTATTTCATCAATGGTATCAAAGATTTGTTTAAGTGGATCAGTTTCTTCCACCGCTTCTGTTTCTATTATATCAGACGCATCGAATGCCTGAACTAGGTTTAATGTTGCATAACTGGCAAGTATAAAAAACATTGCCGTATATACTAACTTCTCTCGTAGTAATAACATACAGTATCCTTCCTACATTGTGGTGGGACCGTTTGATTATAAGGTGGTTCCCATGCCTCAACTAACCTATGCGGCTAGTGCAAAAACTTCATCGTTTGCATTTATGGTTTTGCTTCTTTACTACATGACAGGCTTCAGCATTGCCTGATTCTCCGTTAACCCTTCAGTCGCATGTCGATCACCAGTTCAGCCCCATCATAAGCGTACTACTACTTTTCAATACGCTTATGGTGGAGCTGGCGGGAGTCGAACCCGCGTCCATACTTCTTATCTAGTTAACATCATCGAATTTATTATTTATAATAGCAGAAATAATGCTTGTTGTCAAGTGGCTAATCACTTTCGCCATTATCAAACATGCGCTTAGTTTCTAATAGATGTGGGACGTAGTTGTCGCGCTTCTCAATGAATATCTGAGGCGAGTCACCATCGACTGCAATAAGCACCACAGTTCGATTGATAGCAATGCCAGTCATTTCTTCATACATGATAGCATATGCGGCACACTGTGCAAAGTAGTTGGATATCTGAGAGTGATATTTCACCCTACGAGAGGTCTTGAAATCTATGACTGATAGCTTACCATCAAACTCAGCAATGGCATCACACTGACCTGCCATTCCTAGATGATTGCTAAAGAGATATGGTTCAACTGCATGAATATTGTCGATACGCTCGACAATGGGGCAGAATGTGTTCCAGGTGTCTCTGTCCAGCATGGACAGCTCTGGTAGTTCTTTATTGTTAAGATAGTCTTCACATAACCCGTGAATTCTGGTACCGCGCGTGGACGCTTTCTTGGATATCTTATCAGCTTCCACAGCACCGACTCGTTGTCGCCACTTTTGAATGCCCGCTTTACCGCGAACAGATAGGACAGAGGTGACAGATGGATATCTCTCACCACTCTCCGTTAGATACATGCGCTTACCGTCAATATTCTTTCTGGTTAAAGCGGGTAGATTTGGTAGTTCAATGTGTGTAAATTTTTTCATAATGTAATATATAACTCTTAGTTCTCTATTTCTTTAGTTATATTATACTACTAAACCTACCCAATGTCAACCTCTTTGTTAGATTATTATGTTATAAGAATATACTAGCTTATGCACCATATTCGTCTTCATAGCGCATTCTGGCAAGAATATACTCCCTGACGAACTTACTTCTAACTATGTCCTCTGGTCCAAACTCGTGAATTTTGAAGGATTTCATGTCTTCTGCTATGACCATGAACTTCTGCAATCCGGACTTATCGTTTGCTCGATATAAGTCGGACTGTCTGAAGTCTCCGCACATCAATAATTTGCTACCTTCTCCTAGTCTTGTCAGTATAGAATTCATTTCCATGTCATTCATATTCTGGCATTCATCGACTATGACAATAGCTTTATCCAACGTGATTCCGCGAACGTATGAGGTTATCATCCATTCTACGTCATTCTGCTCGATTAGTCTTTTGAAAGCGGATTTCTTCCTGGGGAATAACTTATCGCATATCTCTACATATGGTTGCATATAGACTGCGGTTTTTTCTTCTTGGTCACCGGGGAGATGACCGATGTCACGGCTAGCAACTGCCGATCGAACGATTACTACTTTTTCAAACTTACTTTGAGGTTCTAGAACTTCTTCTAATGCACGATATAGGGCTATGAATGTTTTGCCTGTACCGGCTGCTCCGTGCAGTAACATTGCTGTAGCACCTGCACTATACTGTGAAAAGAATTGTCCTTGTGTTTCAGTCATGGCTCCTATTGTTTTAAGGTCATTCAGTGATAACTTACACTGATTATTTTTTAGAGGTTGTCTAACGTCATCATCATAATTCTCTTGCTCAACTACACGGAGAGTAGATTTACGTCTTGCCATTTGGAGTCCCTTTTAGTTTAAGAATAAGGCAAAGTACAGGGTTATGCCTCTGAATAGGTTGATAATGTTGATAGGGAGATAACTTCAATTGAATTGGTTATCTTTTTAATGGTCTCCTTTGATTCGCGTGAGAGGAGAGTGCCGTCTATGCACTCGTACATTCGATTAATAACAAAGATAGGGTCAAGTGTTCTCAAGTCACTTTTCATGTATTTCTTGTGACTGTCCTGATCTTCTCCTATATTACAACATAGGAGAACAATTGATATCTCAGCCTCGGTGTACAGATTTATTCTGTAACCGGTCGGAGAAGGTGAATACTTCTTTGGAAAGTTTATGATATTGCTCATGTTTCTATTTATGCGTCTTCCGCTTTTTCACTTAATAAATCGTATAACATTTTGCCATATATATTGTGCAATTCTACTGTAGGATGCCCACCTGGATATCGCCAGCCGCCTTTGGGTTTACGCACCCTATTCGGACCTCTACTTTTTTCATTACGCATTATCCAATCATTGAACGGTTCAATGCCTGCGTCACACGGATCTAGGTCTAGGCACATCTTCTTTATTAGGGAAATTTCTTGCCAATTTCTAATGTCTACCGCTTTACACTTAGGATTAATTGGATGATCATAATCTCGCATCGTATTATAAGTTGTCGGTGTAAACATGGGAATGAAGAAACACGGCGCGCCAGTAGTCTTTACAAGAGTAAGTACTGTGTATAGATCCCAGAAGTGATCGTGTAAAATCTTATAATCATTATAATGGTCTAACAATGACTGATCTAAATCTGCGCCCTGTATTGACGAAGGTTTGCCGCCGCGAGGATCAAAAGCATGAATTCTATCAATTATTGTAGTACAAAAGAATACAGCATGATTTGGTTTTATCTTCTGTTTAATAATATCCATACTAAGCAAACTCTTTGCATATCCATTAGAGGAGCCATATATCGAGTTGTTAGTATGTTCTACGCCCATAAGATTGGCAAAGACTGCGGGAAAAGATTGTTCTTTATTCTTTGCCTTTGCATAATCCGCATCTGCTTCTAGATGCAGTGGAATTCCCTGTGGATCATTTATTTCATGTCCAGCTGGCATGGAACATCCATAAACATGAATATGGTTTATCTCTATTGGTCTATTTTGTCTGTAGAGTATTTTAGGCATTTTGTATATTCTTTGTGTGCAACTTCTTCACCTGTTTTCTATTATGTATAAGAATCGACTGCATCTCTTTCAGCATGACTTCTAATTCCGGAATTGTTTTTTCTCTTATTACGTCCACTATTTTCATAACCATCTCAAATCTTTTTCCTGAATTCTTCTCGAGGTCATATGATTCGTCCCAGAACTTACCGAATGTCTTAAAGCCCAACTTACGCAACAGTTTGAGTGTTCCTGGTGTAGATAACAAAATGAATGGGCGTAGCAGTAGTATTGGCTTCAAAGTTTTCTCTGACCAGAATGGTTCATCAGTATCCCATAAAGTTTCAGCAACCAATGACAAGAAAGAATCGGACACAATTTTCATTGTATTCATTTGAGAAAAGCCAGTAATATCATGTTCTGATTTCTCGTCCCATGTAAGATCGGCAAAGGTGAATAGCATCCACTTATCATTTAAGTTTTTCTGCATTTCTTCCGATAACAGTTGAAATGTGGGCAGAGTATTTGGCTTATCTGGATTTGATATCATACCAGAGAAATAACTCATGCAGTGCATATCACGCTGTCTGGGCTTATGATAATGTGTTAACTTTACCAGATGAGGAGAATCAATCAAGTAGACACATGCAAGTAAACGATGTACTTGTTCTCTTTTATTTGTACAACATACCTTGTACTGAAATCCAGCTTGAGTATGCTCTTCAATAATCTCATCCATATGTTCTACATTAGCAGGATAAAATGTCATGGTAAAGATGTCATAATATCCATATTTTTTTGCTGGAATGCCAGTATAGTGATCTAATGCACCATATTCACAGTCGTATACATGATACGGTATATCAACACCACGAACAATGTCCGATATAGTTGAGCCTTCGGGTGATTTAGTGAGATCCATTGTAACGCCTTTGGGCGTAGGCTCATCAATAAACCATCTTGTGTGAGCGTCATCATTGAAATATAGTACCTTCTTTGGATCAATATCAATGATATGGTCTATTACTTTATCTACACCCTCAAAATATTTATGCCCTTGTTGACAGACTATCATAGTATCATCATCAAAGCCAATGCCTTCTTTCATAACATCGTATATAGAATCTATTTTGGGGTCTCCATCTTGACGCTCCGACTCATCCAAAGTATAGTAAAATGTTTTTCTTAGTTCTTGTTGATTATTCCAAAATATTGTCTCCTCTCCTTGATAAACACATGATATGAAATTGTAATTGTCGAACCCGATGAACTCACTTTCAGTTGTAATACTTCTTTCCTCAATCAATCCTACTATTTTCATACCCCATTTCTCATGCCCAAGTACAGAGGGATGACCGCATTCTAACTGATATTGATTTCTTTCTATATGTATCTTAGGTAGTTCTCTCTCAAAACATGCTAACTCCCAGTCGGCTGACCATCCTGAGTTTCGGGCAATATTTTTCACTATATCTACATTGTCCTTGTGTAGATAATCATATTCCCACATTGGTATATCCAGTAAGAATTCATAGCCAGCTAAGTTAGCAAGATACTCCATGTACGAAATGTCAACAGAATGCTTTACTTCTACTGGTAGACTATCATCAAAAACTGAGAAATGGATTACTTTACATGGCAATCCTTCAATCTCCAAAATATATTTACTAAAGTTTTTCCGCAAAGTGTCGCTAGTAACTGTTTCAAAATATTCCAATCTTTTAGCTTGTAGCTCCATACTGGCTTCTGGTCTGCAATGTACTTCAATTTCACACTCATCTATTCTTCCAGGAGATGACCAACCAACTATTATGAGGTCGTGGTCGTCAAAGTAATGTCGTATGTTGCTGGCAATATTTCTGTTACCCGCGCCGGGCTCTCCCACATTAGTGACGTCCCAGTGTTTTGGTAGGTAATTATTCCAAGTTTGATGGGATTCTACCCCATATCCCGAGGTCCAACTATCTCCTGCAACTAGTACTCTCATATTCTGAGCATATCTAAAGTAGTGCAATGATGCCCGCCACCCAATGTTCTGGCATGCCGCAAAGTTACACCAATAGTTTCTATGTTTCTTTTATCTAACTGATCTCTAAGTTCCACACTCAGTGTATCACATATCACTGTTTGTGGATTAACAGAAAGTACATTCATGCTTATGAAGTTGCTTGCATATGGATACTTATGGAATGATTGATTTCTTGGATTATGCATCCATATAATATCCCAGTTCTTCATATGTTTGGGTAGTTTTGCTTTACTTACTCTTGTGCTGTTAACAATTGCTATCCCAGGAGCCACCGGCATTATAGTGCTATCTAAGTGAACACCACTATAATGTGAATCCAGTATTTCAATATCATACTTTTTACCAAGGTTCTTCTGTAGCCATTTGCCTCCTTCAACATTACCAGACTCACTTACAAGATACAATAGTTTACCATCACCTAAGCGAATAATATTAGCCGCATCGAACATTACATTGTGAGAACCACTAGGTGATTTGGGGGAGATTATGTCATTGTCAATTAGATGTGACAATGCATCAATTTCTCGCATTCGGGTTGGATACTTCATAGGAGCATCAACTACAATATCATCTATAACAAGAAGTCTATCTCTAGGGCAGTAATTATACATGCCGTCGAAGGAAGCAAAGTCCAAATCTTTTGGGCGAAAGACCTCAACATCACATAGTTTCAAAACTTTAGAAAAAATTTCTAAGTCTTCATTAGCTTCATCAACGACAAACTGCTCGACTGTACCAGAAGGAACAGGAGATTCTTTCCATTTTGTAGTTTTCTCAGATTCCCGATAGACGGGGCAAAGACTCGGCCAGTGTGCATTGGTTGCGGTGCCAAGAATAACCTGCTTCAACTGATCATATTCATTACTACTATAAAGTTTCATAATCTCGTATTCTTATTTTATGTAAATCTGGATAGACTTTCGTCTGGCTCTCACCTTCAAATGTAGATAGCATTTCTAATCCAGTTATAGCTTCCTCTATCGTCATCTTGTAATGATATCCTACTTGAAATTCACCCTGTGAATCCCATGGGCTAATCGACAAGTCTCTGCCATCATATGTCATTCTCTTCAGTGCAAAGTAGTCATCATAGTTGTCTAGTAGAATAGCACCACCTCTGCCAATGGACAGTGGCTTATCATATCCAAAACTCAAACACTGCATCTGGGCTTTTCGATACATGTTAGGCTTTAGAATTCTCGCGCTATCCCACACATTTGTATGGAAGAATTTATACTCTCCTATCCACTCACGGGGCTGAAAGTATTGATACTTCAACTTCAACTTATGAAAAAGCATCGGGATACTTATGTAGGTATTTGGAGTGAATAGAACTGTGTCTTTGGGTCTGTTTAACCGGAAGCACAATTCTATTGCATGTGTGCAACAGTCAGTAGCGACCGCGTATGGTGCACCAGTGTACTCAGCAAGTGCAGATTCAAACTCGGTGATTGCTTCAAACATGACCGGTAATCTGTAGTGTGTATCGTGGTAATATTCCGAAGTTGCCAGCGGCATGTTCTTCATCTGTCCACATTACTGCATCTCCTGCTTTCCACTTAGTTACTATCACTCCTTCCATCTCAAGGTAGTGACCTCGTTCACCATCTTCTAGAAACACCAATACTCTGGTAATATCAGATTTTGCCACACCAAATACATGTCGATAAGACGGATATTCATCGACATGCTTGGGTAGATGTGCGTCTGGCATCATTATATAATATGCCATGCTGATATCTTTTAACCAAGGAAACTGCAATTTGATTTCGTTTGTATATGCGGGAAGTGGCTTATTGTTAGACTCATCATATAGTAATCCTGGTCCACCCTTGCGAGTGTATTCTAGTGATTTATGTTCGTCTGTCCAGCATACTGGAATATTAAAAAACCTTGACACCATACTTCCTTTCAAAATCTTGACCATCTTCAATGGTGTTAACAATGGGCATGCCCTTAATATTCAAACTAGTATTCAATAGCATAGGACAACCTGTCTTTTCCTTCCATGCGGTCAAGAGTTTATACAGACCTGGGTTCTGATTCATAGTGACAGTCTGTACTCTACTTGTTCCGTCTTTGTGTACAATAGCAGGATATTCGTCTGGTGTCAAGCATTTTACTATACGTTGCATATATGCCGATTGAAATCCTGGCTCAACATCAAAGTAATCACCCACATCTTTTGCTCTTATCACAGGAGCAAATGGTCTGAATTCTTGTCTTTGTTTTATAGCATTGATAGCATCTTTTGTTTTAACACCGCGTGGGTCAGCAAACAAACTTCTGTTGCCCAATGCCCTTGGTCCGAACTCTGCTCTACCATTTGCAACTCCAACTACACCACATGTTGTCAATTCTTTTAGTGCCTCAACGACAGGATAATCACCTTGAATAAGATGTCCAAGATATGGTCCACTAAGATTTATGTGTTTCTTTGTATGTGCAAGAATAGCACCAAGTGATGAGCCGGCATCACCAGGATTGGGCATAATCCAATGTCTCTTAAAGTAGTTTGGAATTAGTCTGTTACCCAAACAATTCAATGCACAACCACCCATGAATACTAACTTGTCGGAGCCAGTAAGTTCTTTGGCTTTAGCTAATAAAGAAACAAAGTACTCTTCATATATTCTCTGAACGGCAGCGGCAACATCAAAGTAATCTGCTTCAGTCAACTCTGGTCGCCACCAGCTGGCACCTCTGTGTAAGTTTACACCATCAATGCAGATATCTTTTAACTCTGTGTAAAATCTATGAGGATTACCATATGCCGCCATACCCATAAGAATATACTCATCACAGTTTGGCTGTAAACCTATCTTGGCTGTAAACGCTGAATAGAATAATCCCAGTGAAGCAGGATAATTGGCTGACCATATCTTGACATCATTCTTCCACATGCTTGTTGTTGTCCATTCACCTATAGCATCAATGACTAGTACAGCACAATCATTAAAATCAAATGGGCGAGTATAGTAACCAGCGGCGTGGTGACTAGCGTGATGATAGCCCCATTTGATTGGTGCAGTAATCCCATACTTTGCGAGATACTTCTTCGGACTCAACCATATATTGTCTTGACCAGCATATAGTTTTCTGGTTGCTTTCAAAATAGGGTTCTCGTACCAGTATACCACTTCGGGTGAGCCGAATGCGAGTGCCTCTCGTATTAGTTTAGCATCTAGGTCTTTGTCATTCTTGACTTTGGAGTACCGCTCGGAGTGAGCGGCAAACACAACTATGTCAGAGCGCATTACCGTAATAGAAGCATCATGTGTACCTGCACTAATTCCCCATCTAATCATATATAAAAGGATCTCTTTTCTTTAACTCTTCAATTCGTTTTTTATATTCGCGTTTCAACTTGCGTTTCAGCCACCAGGTCTTTACTTTATTCCATAACTTTTTCATTTGATGTCTCCCGAGTATTTCCGTATGATATTACTGTGTATTCGTTGCTTCGATAACTTCTCCAAGGATCGAACACCGTTATATTTCCCTGATGTTCCGGAATGACATCTGACTCATGTACCCGGACGATAACATCTGGACACTCATACATGGCTACTATTGTTGCTCCACACTGTTTGACATAGTGCTGAACCAATAGACTATAGCTACCGTTGGTGTAAGGAACAAAGGGCTTGTATGAATCAGAGGTAAATGCTATTTTATCACCAGACATAGCTATAGCTTGTGCCATATTACTTGCTTGTACCTCGCGTGAATGCATTACAGCACCAAACAAGTCATATTTCAAGTCTAGCTTATCAGCCATAAAACGCAATGCTATATTATCTCTGGGATGACATGCACCGCCATCACCCATTCCGGCTTTCATGTAAGATGGACCCATTATTCTATCTGTACTGTCTCGCAATGCACTAGTAACAACATCAGTATTAATGTTGCCTTGTTTCTCAGCAACATCTTGTATCATATTTACAAGACCGATCTTAGCACTAATGAATGTATTATAAAAAACTTTGATGCACTCACATTCATCCCATGTACCTATGATGACTCTAGGATCATTTTCCATGATTGTATCATAGAATTCTTTTAGCTGTTTCGCATCACCAGTTTCTGATCCATCTTCTGTGCCTATCATTAACATCTCAGGATTAACCATATCCCAAGCAACAGTCCCCATAGCGATAAGATATGGATTATATGCGAACCGGGTGTTGGTTACAAGAGGCACAAACTGAGATCGAACAGTGCCAGGAAGTACTGTACTAATAAGAACCAACAACTGATTCTTATGCATGAATCTGTTAGCTTCGGTCACGCATTCTATGACTGTAGTATAGTCAAAATCTTTTGGAGGCAGTGATGCGCTTGGCGAACTTCCATCGTATGCTGTATCGTGAGGAGTAGGAACCGCAATGAAAACAATGTCTCTATCCGAGACACACAACTCTATTGTCGCACATTCAACTACAGATGTGTCTATCTCACTATTCACATCATAGTAAACAACATCGTGTCCTTTATCTTGTATAACTTCGCCACATGGCTGCCCAAGTTTACCAAAGCCAATAAATCCAATCTTCATATCACTTTCCCATTGTCAGTTTCATTTTAAGCAGGTTCCAATACAATTGTAGTATTGTGAATGTCTTTCTCTCAGTGAAGTATATTTATCAATGAATAATTCATGATTATATCGTAGCGATTCACGAACAGCATTATATCTTTGTGCCTTTTCTTCTTCAGAATAAGATGTCCATTTTTCAATTTCACCCACGATAGCACAAAATCTTTCTTTCTTATCTTCTATCTTATCATATGACTCATCAAACATCTCAGGGAAAGTCTTGTAACCTTCATCCCGCAAATACTGCAATGTTCCTGGACATCCCATTATAATGATAGGATGAAAATTGGCAATAGGTTTATATACTTTCTCTGTTAACATGAAAGTTCTATTATATGGTAAACATATATCACCATTGGCGGCATGGTCATATGCACTTCTTGTTATGCCAAATTGTGTTTCAGTGATTAGACTAAAGTACGATTCTTTGAAATACTTAGAAGTGTAAGCCCTGTCGTCTTCTCCCAATGTCCCAACACCCATATCTAACTGAACCACTTTGGACATTCTATCTTCATCATAATGCTTGAGAAAGTATTCTTTTTGTGACTCAAACTTAAAATAGCCCTCGGTGATCATTCTAGTTTGAAATTCCATTCCAGAAATAGAAGGACTAGACTGATATCTCCATAGAAGACTAATAAAGTTATTTTGTAATCCCAGTCGTTGCAACTCCGATACTATTGCAATTCGATGTGGTCTTGCGACTGCATTTAAACACATGAAGTCAGTAGTCTTCTCGCTTGCACTTGGCACCGACAGCGTAATTTCTTTTTGAATCATATCCTCGCTATATCTTTTCTGTGGTAATAGTGTTCCTTCTAGATTTTCATAATTCATTCTTCCCGTTCTGGTTAAGAACTGTTCGGTATACTGCGTTGCAAAATAATCTATGCCAAGAACTTTTCTGAATTGAAACTTTTCTGTGATGTCTTTGTTTGCCTCAGACCACAACTGATAGTTCTGCTGTATATCTAGGTCAGCACAAGTAAGAACTATTTTGGCTTCTGTTAACCCATATGCAATGATTGTTTCCGTTAGTCTTCTGAACCACTGGTGTTCATCTGCACTAAACGCTTCACCGTCACATGATAACAATAGTGATAGTTTACCACTCCTAATTAATTCTTTAGCGTCATCAGATATGTTGGCAATTATTTGTCCTATCTCATGGTAACGTTGGTGAGGACCTGACCAAATATCAACGGGATAGATATTTACGTTGTCGTCATTCTGCAATTCTTCCAAAGATTCGACATTCTGTACATCAAATTTTTGCACAGAAAGATTCAATCTATCCATCATGGTGGCGATGTTACAAACCGCTTCTAATGGTGCAGTCTTCAATGAGCAGTTTGAAGGCATTAGCATGTTATGTTGGTTGTTATTCGGATTTGGGTTATCATGCTTGATGGCTTCACTGAATCTATCATAGTAAAGATTAAATGTTCTGGGCTTATACTCATGTCTCTCGTACCTTCCTTTAGCAGGAAAAGCAATATCGGGAAACAAAGGAAAGTCTTTATTAACAACAGACTCACTCGCATGTACATCTGATACGCCTACAAGAGCCTCGAGTAGAGAAATTATTCTCTCTCCTTGTTCGTATGTCATCAGGCTTATTTCAATTGGATTACGCAATTATATCCCTCAAAATTTCTTCTACCATCACATTGATCTCTGGATAGAGTATACGCCAATCTGCCAATCGCTTTAAGACTTTACCCTTCCCTCTTCTTTCATCTATTGCATCCAAGAAAACTCTGA